AATCCTTCAGCTTCTCAAATCTGGTGGATGGATATGGAATGGCTTGGTGTAGGAACTGTTCGATCTGGATTTGTGATTAATGGACAGTTTATTGTCTGTCACGCATTCCATCATGCGAATTCTAGAGATTCGGTATACATGTCGACTCCTAACCTTCCATGTCGATATGAAATCGAAAACGATGGAACTGGTCCAGAATCTTCTTTAGAACATATATGTACTACGGTTATGTCTGAAGGAGGTCAACAAGAAACCGGTGGAATCCATGTAGCATCAACTAACCATTCAGCAATTAATCCTGCTCAAGATACGATGACTGCTTTACTTGGTATTCGTTTGAATCCAAATAAACTTGATACTCAGATAGATTTAATTGATATGACTATTGTCAATACATTCAAAGACACATTTGAATGGAGAATCTATATGAATCCAGAAGTAGCAAACACGTTCTCCTTCTCGGATCATGAAACAACATCTATTCAAGTGGCTGTAGGAAACGATGGTACGGTTGTTACGGGAGGAGATGATTTAGCTGGTGGCCTGGTAGGGGGAACAAACCAAGGATCCACAACTTCTGCTGCATTAAAGAATGCAGTTCGTCTTGGAGCTGGAATCGATGGAACCCCGAGAATTCTAGTATTGGCAGTATCTTCTTTTACTGGTAGTGGGGTCTTTGATGCTACTCTCTCGTGGAGAGAGCTTACATAACGGGGAGTAGTAATGTTTGGTAAGACTTATTATCACGAATCAGTTAAAAAGTATGTGATCCTATTCGGAACACTCTTTAACGATATCTGGATCAATCGAAAAGACAACACCGGTAAAACCATTCAGTCTATGAAGGTTCCATTATCTTATGGTCCAAGAGAAAAGTTTCTAGCTCGCTTAGAAGGAGATCCTAATCTCGATCAAGCTTTTGCTGTGGTTCTTCCTCGCATGGGATTTGAGATTACAGGATTCGGCTATGATCCTGAAAGAAAACTTCATACGATTGGAAAATATATAAAGACCGAAAACGTAGCTAATACACAAAGAAAATCTCTTTGGAATCCTGTTCCATATAATATCAACTTCCAACTTTCAATCTTTACGAAAGCTACTGAAGATGGACTGATGATTGTAGAACAGATCCTTCCATTCTATACTCCTGAATGGAATACTACAATTCGATTAATTGATGATCCAGAAGTTGTAATCGATGTTCCTTTAGTTTTAAACAATGTCAATAGCGATGACGTCTACGAAGGAAACTTTGAAGAGAGACGCGCGCTCGTATGGACCTTAGACTTCACAATGAAATGTCTATTGTTTGGACCAGACAAGACTCAAGGAATCATCAAGACTGTTATTACGGATCTTTATGGAGATATTCCAGAATGACAGTCGAGAAACTAGTACGTATAGTAATTAGACCGTTTCTACCGACCGGAGAAACAGGAAGGATTGGAACTATCCGAGCTACTACTGTAGACGGAAATGGTGCTATTACAACCTATACTTTAAATGATACTTCAGGAAATGCTTACGTAAAAGCTTTTCGAACTGAAGAAGAAGCTAATACTACTGGTGAATGTATCTTCGTTTTAGATACTGCTAATGGTCATATGACCGATGTTTACTTCTATGACATTGGAAGTGGATACAGTGCTAATGACGTGATAGCATACATTTACCCAGAATCAGGAAATACAATTTCTGTTCCTCTATCAGAGATCCTAGCAAACAATGAATACGATTACGTGATTACAAAAACATTATACGTAGAAAATGAATCGATTGAATCTCAAAGAGATAGAATGGGAATAGATCAACCGGAATCCACTTAACACGAATTGATAAATAACTTTATGAATGATAAAACTATATCAGAATCTTTAGGGATTAAAGATGGTGAACTAGTTCCTAGTTCCGATCGGGTTCCCGCAATTAAATCTGTTCAAGGAAATGACGATTACGAATTTTCTAGAGAAAACCTCCGAGAGATTATTGATCAAGGAATGGGTTCTCTAGAAAATTTGATTCGTATTGCCGAACAGTCCGAACATCCAAGAGCATTTGAGGTTGTTGCAACTTTAATGAAAGCTCTTAGTGATGCCAACAAAGATCTTATGGATCTTCAACGTAAACAGCAAATTATAAATAAGCACAATGGTGAATCTGGACTCGCAAGTCCAACCACTGTAAACAATAACCTATGGGTTGGATCCACAGCCACACTTCAAAAGATGCTTAAAGCAATAAAGAATGATGACGAATAGAATGCCGATTGAAGATATCCAGGTTGATGGATATCTAGGCAATCAACACATCAAGAAAACAGGCACAGCTTTCGGCTGGACGCCTGAAATGATCGAAGAATATATTAAATGTTCTAAAGATCCTATCTATTTTATCAGGACTTACATCAGGATTATTTCTCTGGACGAGGGGTTAGTCCCCTTTCAGTTGTTCGACTACCAGAAACGAATGGTAGAGAGCTTCTTTAAAAACAGAAATACGGTGATCACGACGGCCAGGCAGGTTGGTAAGTCCACCACGACGGTAGCTTTTCTACTCTGGTACGTTTTATTCCACGGCGAAAAGACAGTAGCTCTTCTCGCGAACAAGGGTGAAACGGCACGAGAAATTTTAGGTAAAGTCCAGATTGCCTACGAAAACCTACCGAAGTGGCTTCAACAAGGAGTACTCAATTGGAATAAAGGATCAATTGAGTTGGAAAACAAAAGCAGAATCATTGCTTCATCAACCTCTGCTACATCTATCCGTGGTTATTCTATTAACATCCTATTCATTGACGAAGCGGCTCACATTGATAACTGGGAAGAATTCTTTACCTCGGTTTATCCTACAATCGCTTCTGGTAAGTCAACCAAGGTAATCCTGGTTTCTACTCCAAATGGATTAAACCACTTTTATAAACTTTGGATTGGAGCTAAAGAAAAGAAGAACAACTATAATCCAATTCAAGTCATGTGGTACGATGATCCAAGACGTGATGAAGCTTGGAAGAAAGAAATCCTTGCTGGTATGAATAATGATGTTGAGACCTTTGCTCAGGAACAAGAGTGTGAATTCCTTGGAAGCTCGGGTACATTGATTTCAGGTGCTAAATTAAAACAACTGGTTTATAGAGATCCGATTGTTGAAAAAGATGGGATCTGCATGTACGAGAAGCCAATTGAAAAGCACAGCTATGTTTTAATAGCAGATGTCTCACATGGCAAAGGATTAGATTATTCAGCGTTCCATATTATAGATGTCACGAAAATGCCGTACAGGCAAGTGTGTGTGTTCAGGGATAACATGACTACACCTATAGATTATTCTTCAACGATTCAAAGATTTGGTCTTCTGTATAATGAAGCTCAGATCCTAGTTGAAATTAATGATATTGGAGCTTTAGTTGCTTCGTCCATTTATGAAGAATACGAATATGAAAATTTATTGTCTACAACAAACCACGGAGGAAGATCTGGAAAACAGATTGTTCCGGGATTTGATTCAAAATCCGAAAAGGGAATCAGAACGACTAAAACCGTTAAGACGGTAGGATGTTCGGTTCTTAAACTTCTAGTAGAGCAAGATCAATTGCTACTAAATGACTTTAACACTATTAGTGAATTATCGACTTTCAGTAAGAAAGGAAATAGTTATGAAGCTGAACCAGGATGCCATGATGATCTTGCAATGGGTCTAGTTCTTTTTGGTTGGTTATCTAACCAAAGATATTTTAAAGAGCTTACTGATATTAATACATTGAACCAGCTCAGAGATAAAAATGATAATGATCTTTACGAACAACTAGCTCCGTTCGGTCAGATAGTAACAGGACACGAGCATTACGAAGAAAAACCTCTATTGGCTGTAAAGAAAGGAGACGATAGATGGTTGCTTGGAAATGATGATGATCCTATTTTTGAGGATAATTATCCTGATCGGTTCTATCTCGCATAGGATTCTTTTTTTATAAATAATTAAGAAATTCTATAAGCTAGTGACAAGAATATTTAGCATAAGGGAGAATAAAAAATGCCATTTCAAGTTAGTCCTGGTGTCAATGTCTCAGAAATTGACCTT